CCATCAAGTTAGAAGAAGGTGAAACGGCTGAAAACCCACATATTGACGCGTATAATGAGCTGGAATCTAACCCTATTGACGAACCTGATCGTTCAGAGTTAGATACGCTTCATAGTGAACTTGAGCATCAACAGTTTCTTTTAAAATTGCTTACAAAGAAGGATAGTTTTATTCGTAAGGCGTTATTACAACGAAATATCCCATTCTTAAATGAACGATTAGCTTGGTATGTTAATGCTATAGGGCTACCTCATATTGTTAAGTTTAATCAGGAAATGATGTGTGATATCAGCAAATTTGATAAGATTATAAAGTTTAAAGCATTGTCATCTGGTCAAAAAGCTAGGGTTAACATTGCATTATCATTTGCCTTTAGAGATGTGTTGCAACGTGCACATGGTGTGGTTAATGTGTGTATGCTTGATGAGGTATTGGATGTTGGTCTAGATAGCGTAGGGATCAAACAAACCGCGTTGATGTTGAAGAAGAAGGCTTATCTTGAGAAATTATCATTGTTTATCATATCTCATCGATCTGAAATTGCTAATGAATTTAAAAATGTTCTCACCGTGAAAATGAAGGATGACTTCAGTTTCATAGATTAGCATCAGCGATAAATACGGTATACATTATAATGGAAATGGAAAATGGCAAGATCTTTATACAATGGATATTCAAGTTTTGAGTTTATGCGTACTGGTAGTTTCAAACTATCAGGTGTAGAGCTTGTTAAGAGTGATTTACTGAATCATATTTTTACTGAGCGTGGCACTCGTGTAATGATGCCTACCTTTGGCACCAGTATCCCTTCACTTATATTTGAACCACTGGGAGATATGTTACTCGACACATTAGAAGAAGAATTAAATGCAGTATTTGCTTATGACCCGCGTGTTGAAATTTTAACGTTTTCTGTAACACCTAATTATGATACAGGTAGCGTACATGTTCTAGCCAAACTAGACTTCATTGAACTAGATACGGTAGACGATTTTGAACTTAATATAGAATTTGAAAAATAGGATAAATTATGGCTAGGGAAATATCGAGAGCTGAAAATTGGGAAACGGCACATGAGATTTTTACTCGTGTGAATTTCACTTCATTTGACTTTAATACTGTTAAGGAAAGTTTACTAGATTACCTTAAACTGTATTATCCTGAGTCATTTAATGATTTCATTGAGAGTTCTGAATTTGTAACTATCATTGAACTATTCGCATACATCTCTGAGTTGATGGCTTACCGTATAGATCAAAATGCACATGAGAACATCATCAGCACTGCACAACGTAAAGAAAGTGTATTGCGTTTGGCTAAATTTGTATCTTATAAAGTATCAAGAAATGTGGCCGCTAGAGGTTTTGTTAAAATAACATCTATCCAAACATCTGAAACCATTTATGATTCAAATGGTAAAAACCTGGCTGGTAAAACTATCGTATGGGATGATAATAATAATCCTAACTGGAAGGAACAATTCATCTTTGTGATGAACAAGGTTACGGAACAGGATTTTGGAACAGTATCACCTAAAGAACGTGTTCAGATTGATGATGTGTTGTTTGAATTGTACACATTAAATAACCAGGCATTAACTGAAACTAAAAGCCCCGTGTTTACATATGAAGCATCAACCAACACTGATAAATTTCCTATGGAATTGGTTTCTGCTGCGTTAACTGAAGATGGTGTTGAAGAAAAACGGCCTGAAACTGGATCTAAATTCTCATTACTGTATGCCAGTGATGGTCTAGGTGATTCTTCAAACACTACTGGATTCCTGATTTATACCAAACAAGGCACGTTACATAAAGAAGAAGCTTTCTTTGATGGTATCACACCCACAATGATGCATAGTATTGACGTTGCTAATATAAATGAAACTGATGTGTGGGTGAATCATGTGAATCAAACTACTCGCACCGTATTAACTGAAGATCCTGCTGAAAAATATATGCCGCATCTGGTTAGTAAGAATAGCCGGTATGGTGATTGGATTGGTGTTGATTTATCTAACGGCCAGAACATTTTATTCAACACAAATAAGAATCGCCACAAATATGAAATTGAAACACTTGATAATGATAAAATAAGATTGATTTTTGGTGATGGTGAATTCTCTGATATCCCTTCTGGTGCCTTTGATATCTGGTACCGTATATCTAAAAATTCAAATGCACAAATTGATAAAAGCTCAGTTGTTGAAAAGAAAGCATTGTTTACATACATTGATGCAATGGGATCAGTGCAAACTTTAACTTTCACATTCTCATTAATTAGTTCATTACAGAATGGATCAGAATCAGAAGATAAAGAACATGTACGCCGGGTAACACCTTCCGTCTATTACACACAAGATAGAATGGTTAATGGTCGTGATTACAATACCTTCATGTTGCAAGATCCATCAATTCTAAAAATGAGAGCTGTAAACCGAACATTCGCAGGTGATTCAAAATATATCGCATGGCATGATCCAAAAGAAAGCTATGAAGATGTGAAAATCTTTGGTGATGACCTCGCATTATATTGGGATTATAAAGAGCCTTCTACTGGTAACCTCACTGTTATCTCAACTAAATTATCAGCAAATGCAATGCTGAAGAATTACATTGAACCATTATTATCAACCACGGATATGTTTGCCACAATTGGCCCAAAACTTGAAAGTATGGGATTTGCACCGGGACAACTTAGACGATTGTTTAATGGTTCAGTTAAACCTTATGTTATGATCCCACCTGGGCAACCAGCGAATGAGATTGATGCCATAACTGAAGCTTTAAATCTAGCAACAACCACACAACCAATTGTTGATCTGTATTACTCAACTGTTTATGATGAGTGGACAGTAGGCGCACATCCATTTCAACTGGGCAACGTGAATAACAATACAGCGTACAAAGGAAATGCCGAAAGTATATGGTGTATTCGCATTGAAGCGCAGTTTGAAGGCAGCGACCATTCAGGTTGGATGGTTAGATGGATATCACGTAGATTAGTGGCACAAAGCAATAGAACGCGATTTTGGAATACAAATGCCACCAACAAGGTTAACAATTTTAATACATTGGTGTCATCCAGTGATAATATTGTGATCCTAAAGGCAAACATTAATTCATCTGGCAGCAACATTCTAGGTACCAATAAAAAATATGGCGTTATTGCACAGTTACTTGAAGAACAGAATTCACCAAATGTAGGTCTGCCTGATATTCACAAGTTGTCGATATTACCCGTAGATACCAACGATGATGGTATTCCTGATGATCTTCTACAAAGTGATATCCTAGATATGAATTATTCAGGAAAGTTCATGGCACCTATTTTTGAAATCACTGGCACCACGCAGCCTATTTTTAAATTACCAAATGGTAGAACATTTTTAGTTGGGCATGAAGACACTGATGTGACAATTATGGTTGATATTGATTCATCTGGAACATTCGTGCCTTATACATTTAGCCATGGTGATATCACTATACCACCATCACATAGCACTAAATTAGTTATTGATTCTATAATGTTTTTAGGTGCATCACCTGATCGTCCCGCGCCAACTTCAGCAAGCACAGTGAAATTGATTGTGAAAGATTATGTCTATATGTACCGTGAAGATGCGATTTCATCATGGAAACCACATGAAGAGAATGAGGATATTAAGACTAAATTCTTACTAGATGATGCAACACATTCTAATGAACGCCGCTTCACGCGCCATGAAGGTAGATACCCGTTGAATTTTGGCTGGTTCCATACCTCACCAAATATGCACTTGATTGATCCAGCGCCATCTAATATAATAGACATGTTTATTGTGACACAAGGCTATTATTCAGCGATGATGCATTGGTTATCATCTAAGGGTAATATTAGACCGGTAGCACCAACGCCTACTGAGTTGAGAAATACTTACAAGAAATTGTTAGGCAATAAAATGATTTCTGATGCCACCATTCTACATTCTGGTGAATTCAAGATTTTATTTGGGGATAATGCTGATCCCGATCTTCGTGGTAGGTTTAAAGTGATACGGCCTGAAAACACTAAACTAACGGATAATGAAGTTAAAGTGCAAATTGTTGATATTATTAGAAACTTCTTCGATTTGGAAAACTGGAATTTTGCTGAACAATTCTTTTTCACTGAATTAGCAACAGCACTTCATTATAAATTGGGTACCGAGATTGATTCTGTCATCTTAGTACCAACACATGCTCAGAATCAATTTGGTGATCTGTTCCAGGTGCAAACACGGGAAAATGAATTGTTCATCCCTGATATTTCTACCACAGATATCGACATTGTTTCCGCATATACACCGGATAATATGAGGTTAAATATAAAATGATTACTTTTGAAAATTTAGAAGAACTTAATACTGCATTTCGCAACAGTGAGGTTGAACAATTTGATACATTAAAGGTTGATGATGTTGAAT